CTCGTTGCCGTTGGCGTCCTTGCGCTTGGTGTTGAAGGGCACCAGATAGGCGTGGCCCAGCACCGTGTTCGGCTCCAGGCCCATCTGGGCGCACTGGCCGATGGCGCCAACCAGCGAGGGCACATCGCACTTGGCCAGGGCCGGTGTCGTGGTGGCCGCGATCTGGGCCACTTTCAGCAGGCGGTCGATGCTCAGCGTCTTCGGCAGCATCTTGGCCAGCTCACCCTTCTTCTGGTTGAGCAGGTAGGAGATCTGCTCCTTGGGCTTCATCTGAGCCAAGGGGCGGGCGGGGGCCTGCTGCTGTTGGCGCAGGTCGGCGATCTGGGCTGTTGCCATGGTGTGGTCTTCCTTCTCAGGTGACAGGTGGGTGAAAGGTCGGAGGCGGTCAGGCGCGGAAGCCGCACACCTCGAAGCGGGGGCAATACTTCGCAGAGCACAGGTAGCTCTTCGGGTTGCCGTAGAAAGCGCCGCTGTGGATCAGGCGCGATGCGTGCTCGAGCAGGCCGGGCTGCTCATCGGTGCCGACCAGCGCGGCCCGGGCGTTGAACACCTCGCCCGTGCCGACTCGCTGTGTCGCGGCCGTCTTGCCGGTATTCATGCCCACGATCTGGGCCGGGGCCTCGATGTGGATGCCCATGGCGTTCTCAGCCAGCAGCTCGTACACGCCCAGCTGCACGGCGTGACCCTGGGTGACGGCCTTGCCATCGGTGCCCACGGCACGGCCGCCGGTCTTCAAATCGGTGATGCCGCGCTTGCCGTTGACCTCGCGCACACGATCGGTCGTGCCGGTGAGGCAGATCCCAAGGTCCGGCAGCTCCAGGCTTTCGCAGCGCACCTCGACCCCCACGTAATGCTGGTGGGGCGCGATCTCGTTGCAATAGCGCGTGTGCAGGGCCAGCGCCACCTTTTCGGCGTCCCGGGGCTGGGTTTCGTCCCAGTCCACGTCCTCTTCGGGCTTGTAGATGGCGTCCACCACCGCGCCGGCGGCATCGTCGGCCGTGATCGGCGTGGCGCCCGGCAGGCGCGACTGGTCGAATAGCGCAGTGCCAGCGTGCACGGCGGTGCCCAGCTGAGCCGGGGCGCTGCGCGGCTTGCGCATACCCAGCAGGTGCTCAGCCTCCCAGCGGGCCGGGCAGTCGAAGAGCGACACCAGCGAACTGGCGCGGATGAACACCAGCGGGCGCTCTGTGAGGTTGATGCGGTCGGGCGCGTTCATTCGAACATCCCCCCCAGCAGCCCACCAACCACGAAGATGGCGAGCGAGAACAGCACCCGGTCCTGCGTGTCGCGGTCAGCCAGCACGGGCGTAACACGCAGCACCAGGGTCGACCACGCGATGTGGGCGTTGCGCACTGCGCGGCGCGTGCGGATGTCGAGGCGGCGCAGCATCAGCGGCCCTCCGCTTTGGCGATGACGTCCGACACCACCTGAGCCCAGACGCGGAACGGCATGGGCACGCTTTCCAGCGCACCGGCCGGGCCGAGGCTCATGATGTTGCCCAGCGTCGTCTTCAGTACGGCCAGCATCTCGGGCGAGGCAGCGAGCAGGCGGGCGTTGGCCTGTTGCTTCGGCGTCAGCGTGTTGTACGCGGTGACGTAGGCGATGGTTTCTCCATCGCTGCCTTCAATCAGATTTCCGGTGGTGGCCCAAGGCCCCGGCGTGTGCTTGGTGTCAGCCATCACGCGCACCCCCGACCACGGCACACCAGGCACCGCGTGCCCTCGTACATGCCTTCGCCCGAGCCAGAGCAGGCCGGGCAAATGTCGTCGTCGCCGTCGTCGTCGTCTTCCACGACCCGCGCCACGCGACGCGCCGCAGCCGCTTCACAGCGGTTCACCAGCGCCTGCAGGTGGGTCGTCTGCGGCGGGACCGCCGCCTCCTTTGTCGCTTCCATCGTTGCTCCCATGTGGGTGTGTCGATGGATGGATTAAACAACGCGTTTAACTTTGCTGTCAACGGGATGTTTATATTTTTGTTGATCTCCTATGGCCGTCGACCTGGCGCAACGCATACGACTGGCTCATGGCGCGATCTACGGCACCTACTCATACCTACAGCCGATGCCCCGAGGCAAAAGCTGGACAACAAAAAACCCGCACAAGGCGGGTTGGTCATTTGCTGGTCGGCTTGGTTGTCGGTGGCGGTCGGTCGACCATGTCCTGTAGGACCATTTCTGTCTCCTTGCGGTAGAGCTCATCCAAGCCACCGGACTGCGATGCGCCCGGGGCGGGCGGGGCCGGCTCTTCCTTGCTCTGGTGGCGGCATTCCTTGAATGCCGTGGCCGCAAGCGCGACGACGACGGCCATGGCGAGCCGAATAGGCAAGGTCTTCGCGTACGCCTTGAAGTCGTACATGAGATCAGAAGTTCATCTTGTTGAGCGCGACCACCACCCCGATCAGCTTCAGGCCATGCCGGCGGCTGTCTAGCGGAGGTTCGTTCGGGCAGATGGCTTCCCAGCCACCGTCCGCAAGAGACAGGTACCTTCGCAGCTCCTGCTTGCCGCCTGACGTCTTGATGACAACAACGCAGTCATCCCAGGGCGCCACCTTCGCGTCGATCGCTATGCGATCCCCTGGCGAGATCGTCGGCAGTTTTGACTCTAGGACCGTCACCGCCTTCACATGGTCGGACACCTTTTCGGTGACAGATGTGAAGGAGACAAAGACCTCGGCGGGCCATTCCCTGTTGGACTTCATGAGTGATACATCAAGTGAGCCCCATTGAACGAGCGGGGCTCGGATGGCTTTTGTATCACCCGGTATTTCGTCTGTAAACGCACTCACCTGTTTGGTGGATGCCTCCACAGCACGCAGCGCTTCGGAAACGATGGGGCCCCCCGCATCGTGAAAGATTCCCGCGCCAGAAGGCTCCCGGCCGGGGATCCACTCTGGCGCCTCGCCGTCAAGGATCCACGCGTGCCGGCAACCGAACATCCGTTCTGCGACCCGAGCGCCAGGCACTGAGACGCCGCGCTCGTTCTTCCAGTTGTTCAGCGTCTGTGGCGACAGGTTCATCGCAGCGCGCAGATCCTTGGCGCTGTGAATCGGTGTCGAAGTCCCTGCCGTGGCCTGTTTGGCGCAGCTGAGCAGGCGCATGAAGCTGGGCTGCATGTCGAGATTGTCCATGGCGCTAAACAGTTCGTTGAACACAAGGCGTTGACAAATGAATAAACGCCGTGTTTAATTTGTGTGCATGAGCAAACACAAACCGAATCCGGCGCGGACGCTGATCCAGTCTCTTGGCGGACCTGCAAAGGTCGCCGAGATGCTCGGTTACGACAAGAGCAAAGGTGGTGTGCAGCGAGTCGCCAACTGGCAGACGCGGGGCATCCCGGCCGAGGTACGCCTCGAGCACCCTCACATTTTCGCTGCAATCCCGTTCACTGCATCGCCTTCGGCGGCCCAGCCCACCGAAGGGGCCGGCCATGCGTGATGGCGACCGTTTCGACGCTGACGCTCTGGTCAGCGACGTTCGGGCTGGCCTGGGTCTGCCGGCCGGCGCAGAAGCTGGTCGCGAACCAGCTCGATGCCACGTTGGTACTCGTCTGGGATGGGGGAGCGCAGTGATGCGGTCAGCAGCCGCTCGATCGATTCGCTCATCTGTTCGGCGACTGCTTGCCTGTTGGGGTGCTGGCAAATGACCGCATGCAAGCACGCCATGAGGGCTGATACCTGCCCTCCGAGCCAGTCGACCCGCTGGTCGACGGTTTTTGTCCGTTCCATGGTCCTGTCCTTCGCTGGTGGTTGGGGTGAGAGCCGCCATCGTAAGTCGACGGATGGGGCCGCCATTTCTTGCCCGCGCGCTTCTACCAGCAGCGTGTCCACGGCCGAAAGCCGGGCGCTGTTCCTCCCTGGGCGCTTGATCTGCGCTGCTGAGGCGCGCGGGCCCTTTATCCCCTCGTCCGGCTGCCAGCCGGGTGCCTGAGTCATTCATCACTTCATCCATCCGAATCAACATGAGCGAAGCATCAACTGAGTGGCGTTCAGTCGCACGCAACGGGCACGCGACGCTGTTGCAGCGGTTGCGTGACGAGATCAGCCAGACCGAGGCCGCCCAGGCCATCGGGGTCAACAAGTCGACTGTGTGCCGGCTGGTCAACGAGCACGCCGAACACCTGCTGGCTGTCGCAGCCCTTGCCGGGTTGCGCCTGGTCGACATGCGTGCCGAGTACTTGGACGACGAAGACCTGCAAGCCTTGCGCCGCCTGGCCTCTCGTGGCCTGCAGACGATCGGCGTCAAGGGGCAGGACTGATGCAGGACGCATTCCGCAAGCCACCGGCCAGCGTGTACGACACCTATGTGGCCGCGCTCGAGCACTTCGGCGTGCGCGTCGAGATGATCAGCCCCGAAGAGCGGCGCCTGCTGCTCGAAGTCGTGGCCTTCACCTACACGTGCGCCGTCGGTCGCATGACCGCGCGCCTGCCGCAACCGGCGCTGTGCCGGCGCACCACCGATGCAGTCGTGTTGCAGATCCTCGATGAGGCCCAAGCCGCGTTGGCAGAGATCGCACACGCCACCGCAGATCAGACACCTCCCGCGCACGGCGGGAACTGAGGGCATACCGATGAACCCCGGATCACGAACATGGACGCTGGCCGAGCTGCTGAGCGAGCGTTGCATTGAGGTCGGCAACTGCTGGGAGTGGCAGGGCAATGTCAACTCCGGCGGCCACCCCATGATGAGCTTTCAGGCCAAGCCCACGCTTGTGCGGCGCGTCGCTTGGTGCCTGGCTCACAGCCTGACCCTTCGTGACATCGAGGGCCTGAGGCTGTGGAACACCTGTTGCAACCGCATGTGCATCAACCCGAAGTGCACACGGGCCGGCAGCTACCAAGAAATGCACCGTGCCATGGTCGCCAGTGGTCGCAGCGCAGCAAGTCCACAGAAGCGGGCAGCTTGCGCCAGAGCAAAGCGCGCCGCGTCCCCTCGCTCGATGGATGACATCCGATCGATTCGCAGGGCTCTGAGCAATGGCGAAACCATCAGCACGCTTGCGCAGCGTTATCAGTGCTCGGCTTCGCTGATCGAGAAGATCAAGGCAAACCGGTGCTGGCGCGAGTCGGTCCCAACCGCATCGGTCTTCAGTCTGGGGGCAGCATGAGCAAGGCCAAGAAGACTGACGCATGGATGCCGCTCTACATCGGCGATTACCTGGCCGACACATCGCGCCTTACCACTGAACAGCACGGCGCCTATCTGCTGATCCTCATGGATTACTGGCGCAATGGCCCGCCACCTGACGACGATGAGGTGCTGGCAAGCATCGCCAAGCTTGGTCCTCAACAGTGGCGCAAGCATGGGCCCGTGATCCGCCGATTCTTCGTCGTGCGTGACGGCATGTTGCTGCAAAAGAGAGTGGAAGAGGAACGGCAAAAGGCATCCGGCGTCAGCGAAAAGCGGCGCGAAGCAGGCAAGCAAGGGGCTGCCAAAAAGTGGGGCAAGCAGGATGGCAACAGCGATGGCGAACCGATAGCAAATGCCATGGCAAATGCTATGGCTGAGCCAATGGCAAACGCTTGGCAAAACGATGGACAGTCACAGTCACAATCACAGTCACCTATCTCCGATGAAGGTCACGGTGTATCTCCACCAGTGATTGCGCCCCCGTCGGAACCGGCCCGCGTCGTCTTTGCCCTCAAGCCGTTCGGCATCCTCGGCAGCTCGTCGCACCCCATGCTGCGAACCCTCTGCGAGGCAGGCGCCACGGTCGACGAGTTCACCGCGGCAGCACCCAACGCCCAGGGCAAGGACGACCCGTTCGCCTACGTCATCGGCACCGTCAAGCGCCGACGCGAAGAGGCAGCACGCGCCGCCTCCGGCCTGCACAAGGGCGCCATGCCCCAACGCCAGCCGACCCAGGCCGAGCTCAACGCCATGGCCCACGGTGGCTTCGGCACCGGCATGTACGCCGCCACGTTCGACCCCACCCCAACGCCGATCCACGCACCGGAGACCGTCGATGTCCCTGCACGCCTCATCGCTCCCTGACCGCTGGGTCCAGTCGCTGTGGACCGAGCTGCGCGCCAACTACGGCGCCCGCTGGGACCGCCAGTTCCCGACCCCGCCTTGCCCCCCGGGCACCGAGCCTGCAGCGCACGCCATGGCCCATGTCCACGGCATCCAGGGCGTCTGGGCAAAGCGCCTCGGCCGGTTCCAAACCAACCCGGACGCCATCCGCTTCGCGCTCGACCACCTGCCCGAGGACCCGCCGACGCTGCCGCAGTTCGAGTCCCTGTGCAACCGCCGGCCCGACCGCCCGCAGCAGTCCCTGCCCGCACCCCAGGCCAACCCCGAGCGGGTGCAGCAGGCCCTGGCCGGCATCACTCGCCAGCGTGAGCCCATCGACCGTCTCGCCCCACTGCGGCAGCTGCACCACTGGGACGTGCACAACGGCGGCCGGATGGCAAACGGGAAGCTGATCACCCTGGCTCAGCGCGCCACGTACCGGCAGGCGCTCGGGCTCGATTCGAAGGTCCCCAACACCAACACGCAGGAGGCGTGATGACCCATCAACCCCACAGCGCCGCGCGCGCGCATTTGGCCCCATGCAATCCCCCGTCGAACGCGAAGCCCACCGACACCGCTGCGAAGTCCGCCAGGTCCTGCTCTGGCGCGTGCAGCGTGGCCGTGAATGGGTGCGTGACTGGCTGTCTCGCGTGCCCGCAGAACGAGCAGAGCGCGTTCGAGCTGACTGCGCAGCTCAGTGGGCAGCCGGAAACCGAGGACAGCCCGGAGACTGGCGATAGCCTGATGTCGCGCGCGGTCTGGGGCTGCTTGGCCGTGCTGTACGCCCTGGCGTTCGGCGCGTTGCTGCGGGGGTGCGCTGCATGAGCACGATCACCATCACCCTGCCGTACCCGATCAGCGCCAACCGCTACTGGCGCAGCTTCGTGCCCCGCGGCCACAAGCGGGCCATCGTCACGCTCAGCGACGAGGCCAAGGCCTACAAGGAGACGGTCAACCTCAAGGCCTGGCAGCAGGGCGTGCGCGCCCCCATCGAGGGCCGCGTGCATGTGCACATCGCCCTGTACCCGCAGCGCCCGCTGGACTGGGCCCGCCGCGCCCGCAAGGATCCCGAGGGCTGGGCCGACACCGTGCAATGCATCGACCTCGACAACGCCCGCAAGGTGCTCTACGACGCCCTGAAAGAAGTCGCCTTCGAGGATGACAAGTGGGTGCACTCGGACAGCGCTGAGCGCATGGAGCCCGACGAGCACGGCGCCCGGGTCGTCGTGACCATCACGGCCAAGGCCAAGCGCCTGCAGGCCCAGGCCACGCTGCTGGAGGCCGCAGCCTGATGAGCATCGCCCGCCGCGTCACCGTCCGTCGAGTCGACTGGTTCCGCGTCCTCGCGGACCTGCGCGACCACGGGCTGACGCTGCGGGTAATCACGGCATGCACGGGCATCAGCAAGCCCACGCTGCTGGACCTGCGCAATCAGGAGGCCGACCCCAAGATGCACCAGGGTGAGCTCCTCATCACCCTGTGGACGCGCACCACCGGCCGCCCCGCCAGCGACGTGCCCAGGTCGGGAGACCCACGCACCGCGCTCAAGCGGTCCTATGTCGAGTCCTGGGAGGGAGGGTCGATCCACTGCCCGCTGTGCGGCACCGAGCACAGCGTGCGCGCCCCGAAGAAAGTCAAGGACGACGGGCCAGCGTTCGACGCGCGGCAGCTGAGCCTGATTCAGTAGCGCCCCATCGGTCTGGAAACCTGACCCCCTGCGGCCCAACACTGTTCCGGTCCTATCCCAACATGACCGGAGCGCCGCATGGCAACCAAAGCCCGCACCATCCTGACACCCGGCGAAGCCGCTGCCCCGGCCGCCGCCCCTGTCGAGGCCGTTGAAGAAGTGACCACCGAGACCGAGGTGGCCGCCGCAGCCGAGACCATCGAGGCCACCGCCGAAGTGGAGCCGGCCGCAGTCGAGCCGAGCCCCGAGCCCGAAGCGCCGGCAGCCACCTCCGACCTGGCCAACGACGTTGCCAAGCTGCAGGCCGAACTGGCCGAGGCCCGCGCCAAGCTGGCAGCCGTGGCTGCTGCGCCTGCCGCGGTCGAGCCCGCACCGGTTCCCGTCGCGCCCCTCTCACAGGGCGTCGTGAAGATGACCCAGGCCGGCTGGGTCGTGCCAAGCAACTACGGCGCACAGCCGAAGCGGGTGGGCTGACCATGTGCGGCAGCAAGAAGGGCTACAGCGCTTCCGACGCAGAGCGTGACCGTGAGGCTGCGCGCGTCGAGGCCGAAAACCAGCGCTTGGCTGCCGAGTCACAGGCCCAGGCCACAGCCAACGCCGCCACGGCGGCAAAGCGCACCCGCATGCGCGGCTCCACCCTCATGACCCGCGGCGCGGGCCGCTCCAGCACGGCAGGCGCCTCCGCGGCGCCCACCGCAGCGACGCAGACCATCATGGCCTCCGGCGCGACCACCCTCGGCGGTACCTGACCATGAACCCTGATCGCGTCAATTTCCTGCTCAAGCGCCATGCTCAGCGTGTGTCCGAGCGTCGCGTGCATGAGCCGACCTGGCGCGAAGCGTTCGACTACGTGGCGCCCGGCCGTGGTGCTGGCATCGGTGAGGACGGCACCTTCGATGCCGGCACCGAGCAGAACAAGCGGGCCCGGGTGCTGTCGAGTGTGTCGGCCGATGCCGCCGAGAACCTTGCCGCCAACCTCGTCAGCGGGGTGACGCCCAGCAACTCCCGCTGGTTCGACCTCGATGTCGACGGTGCGGCCGAGGACGGCAAGCGCTGGCTGGGCGACGCTGCAGACTTCATCTGGCAGAACATCCACTCGGCCAACTTCGATGCCGAGGTTTTTGACGCCATGCTGGACATCGTGTCGGCTGGCTGGTTCGTCCTCTACATCGACGAGGACCGCGAGGTCGGCGGGTACACGTTCGAAACCTGGCCGCTCTCGCAGTGCTACATCGCTGCCAGCAAGGCCGGCGGGCGCGTCGACACCATCGAGCGCTCCTACTCGTTGACCGTCGAGCAGGCAGCCCGCAAGTGGGGCGCCAATGCGCTCTCCGAGAAGTCGCGCGACCTGCTGCAGTCCAAGCCCGACACGATGGTGGAGTTCGTGCACATCATCGAGCCGCGGCCGATGCATGTGCCCGGGGCGGTGCTGGCGCGCAATCTGCCGTTCGCTTCCGTGGTGCTGGAGAAGGCCGCCAAGCACCCCGTCAGCGAGTCCGGCTACCACGAGTTCCCGTGCGCTGTGCCACGCTGGTCGCGCCTGCCCAAGTCGTCCTATGCAACCGGCCCGGTGGCCTCGGCCCTGTCAGACATCAGGCTGCTCAACCGCCTGCGCGCCAACGAACTGAGCGCCACCGAGCTGGCCGTGGCCGGCATGTGGATCGCCGAAGACGACGGCGTGCTGAACCCGAAGACGATCAAGGTGGGCCCGCGCAAGGTCATCGTGGCCAACAGCGTGGACAGCATGAAGCCGCTCATGACGGGCGCCGACTTCAAGGTGGCGTTCACGGCCGAAGAGCGTCTGGAGCGCGCCATCCGCAAGCGCCTGCTGGCCGACCAACTGCAGCCGCAGGACGGCCCGGCAATGACCGCCACCGAGGTGCACGTGCGCGTCGCCCTGATCCGTCAGCTGCTTGGCCCGGTGTTCGGCCGCATGCAAGCCGAGTTCCTGCAGCCGCTGATCGAGCGCTGCTTCGGCCTAGCCTACCGCGCGGGTGTGCTCGGCCAGGCGCCGCAGTCGCTCGCCGGCAGGTCATTCCACGTCAAGTACATCAGCCCGATGGCCCGCAGCCAGAAGCTGGAAGAGGTCACCGCCATTGAGCGCTACGGCGCATTCGTGGGCCAGCAGGTGGCCGCAGGCTTCGCAACCGCTGCCGACCTCTACGACGTCGACGAAGCGACCCGCGCCGTGGGCGATGGCCTGGGCGTGCCGCAGCGAATCATCCCCGACACCCGCCGCATCCAGCAGCTGCGTGAGGCCCGCAAGGCCGACGCCCAGCAGCAGCAAGAGCAAGCGCAGCAGCAGATGGCCGCGCAATCCATGACCGACGCCATGGCCCAGCGCATGGCAAACGCAGCGTAAGGAGCCGCACCATGAATCTCACCTCCACACTCACCGGCAACGGCTGGGACGTCGATGAGCCCGTTGATGGGTCGCCCCTGATCAAACGTGATGGGAGTGGGCGGCCCATCGGGCTGGTGGACCCCTCCACCGGTTCCACGGTGTCAACCGGTGGCGGCAGCGGTGCGTTCACGTTGCGCGGATCTGTAAGCCTGCCGGCCGGTGTTTCGTCGCTTGGCGCCGCGCTGCCGAAGACGCGGTCGATGCTGGACCGCGTGCGCGCGGGAGGGCGTGGCCTCATTCTCATCAACGGCGATAGCACTACCCTTGGCTACAACCTCGTTGCGCTCACTAACGGATCGCGCCGGGCCATGTCGGCTGTCGTTGCTCGTGGCCTGCGCCGTCTCGGCATCCATGCGCATACCAACGGGTTCTGCGGGGACAACGCTGCTGGTGCGTCGAGCATCAGTGCGTTCCAGCCGAACCTGACTCTCGGAGCAGGCTGGGGTACGGGCTACGCCGCCGCCGCAGGCGTTAACCACTTCCAGAACAGCACCACAAACAACCCTCTGAGCTGGCGCTCTCAAGAGCCCATCGACACTGTGTTTGTGGACTACATCACTGCCAACCTGGCCGGCGGTGACATGACCGTGGACATCGGCGGCTCCACGCTCGCGACGCTTGCCAGCGCGCAGGCTACCGGCTACTACACGCAGCAGGTCGACCTCGGCTCGTTGGGTCTGCACACCATCAACATCAAGCGCGCGGCTGGCGCGACGGCGCAGTCATATTTCGTTGGGATGCGCTGCTACAACTCGTCCAATCCCGGCGTGCTGGTCATGGCTGTGGGCGGCAACGGCAAAAACACGTCCGAGCTGACGACTGCCGGCAACTATGGATACCAGAAGTACTACACCCTCACA